CACGTAAGACCTGATAGAGTAGAGACTGCTGTTCCTAAATTATTACCATTAAATGCGTTTACAACAACAAATGGATCTGCAACGATTAGTGTTAATGAACCAGATCATGGTAGATCGACAGGTGATACCGTTAGATTTAGAAGTGCTGAAGTTGTTGGAGGTGTTGCTGCGGCGACAATAAATCTTGCTGCAGGATACACAATTACAAAGACAGATGCTGATAATTATACCTTTGCAACTGGCACAACATCTAGTATAACTGAAACAGGAGGAGGCGGTTCTGCATCAGCTGGACCCGTAACAGTAACGGCATGATTAAAAAAATTAAAAATTTTATTTGTAATTTATTTGGTATTAAACAGTGTGCATGTCCGGAGGATGAACATATAGAGTTTTACACTAAAGTACCAGAACCAGATGTACCTGTTTACACAGAAAACCCAATTGATAAACCAAAACATTGTTCGGGACACACAAGATTTAGAAAATCTTGTCCTCTTTGTCAGGAGCTAGTAGCATAATGGCTGGATTAAGTGCATCAGGATTAAAAACACAAATTAGAAGTTATACAGAAACAGACTCAAATGTTTTATCTGACTCTGTTTTAGAAAATATTATTTTAAATGCACAATATAGAATCTTTAGAGATGTGCCTATTGATGCGGATAGAAAACAACAATCTGGTAATTTAGTTACAGGACAAGAGACAATTAATGCCCCTGCAGGATGTGTGTTTATAAGAGGAATACAAGTTTATGATTCTACATCAGAAATCACAGGGCCTAATGTATGGTTAGAAAAAAAAGATATAACTTATTTACAAGAATATGTATCATCAACAGCATCCGCTAAAAGAGGTCAACCAAAGTATTATGCTATGTTTGGTGGTGGAACCGGTGAGTCTGACACAACATCTGGAAGAATGATGTTTGCTCCTGTTCCTGACACAACTTATAAATTTAGGGTGCATTTTAACGTTGCACCGGCTTTATTAGAAAATGATGATACGAATTATATTAGTCTTAATTTTCCAAATGGACTTCTATATTGTTGTCTATCAGAGGCATATGGCTTTTTAAAAGGTCCGATAGATATGTTGACATTATATGAAAATAAGTATAAACAAGAGGTACAAAAGTTTGCTAACGAGCAAGTTGGTAGAAGACGAAGAGACGACTACACAGACGGAGCAGTTAGAATACCAGTAACCTCGGCAAACCCATAGGAGAAAAATTATGGCGATAACATCGGCGATCTGTACAAGTTTCAAACAAGAAATTTTAGTTGGAACACATAACTTTACTGCCACAACTGGAGACACATTTAAAATAGCTTTATTTACTAGTTCTGCAACTTTAGGCGCAGGCACAACTGCTTTTTCAACAACCAATGAGATTACTAATACATCTGGGACTGCATACACATCAGGTGGCGCAACTTTAACAAGCGTTACGCCGACTACATCAGGAACTACAGCTCTTTGCGATTTTGACGATGTTAGTTTTACATCAGCATCTTTCACAGCTAATGGTGCATTAATTTATAACTCATCACAATCAAACAAAGCAGTGGCTGCCATTGCTTTTGGTTCTGATAAGACTGTAACAAGTGGAACTTTTACTATTCAATTCCCAACAGCAGACGCAACTGACGCAATCATACGAATAGCATAAGGAGGCCTTCCTTATGGCAAACACCTGGAACCGAACTGGAACAACCTGGGGTCAAGGACTTTACGGTCAACAAGATAATAATACTGTATCACTTTCTGGTTTATCTGTTACTTCATCAATCGGATCAGTAGCATCTTATTCAGAACAGGGATGGGGTAGAGAATCTTGGGGTGACGAACCTTGGGGTGAAAATTTTGATCCAAATATTTTTGTTACAGGTTTTGGATTAACTGCTTCAGTTGGAACTCTTACAGCTTTTAACGAACAAGGATGGGGCAGAGATACTTGGGGATTTGAAGATTGGGGAGCTAATTCTCACACTGTTACACCAACCGGTGTTTCAGCAACTGCTTCAGTTGGAACTCTTTCAGCTTTTAACGAACAGGGATGGGGTAGAGATGCTTATGGTAATGAAGCTTGGGGAGATAGTTCCGATCCTGCAGTAACTTTAACAGGACAAGCAGCCACTGCTTCTGTTGGATCTATTTCTCCTGCAGATGTAATAAAACTTACAGGAGTTTCAGCAACTGTTTCAGTGGGATCTATTTCTCCTGCAGATGTAATGGAGTTGACAGGAATTTCTGCAACAGTAAGTCTTGGATCAGTTACTCCTGCCGATGTAGTAGGACTAACAGGACAAGCAGCTACTGCTTCTGTTGGATCTATTTCTCCAGCAGATGTAATGGGATTAACAGGAGTTTCTGCAACAGTAAGTCTTGGTGATTCAACTGTTTCATCAAATCCTATAATTATCCCTACAAGTTTATCTATGACATCCGCACAAGGAGCACTATCACCTGCAGATGTAATGGGATTAACAGGAGTTTCTGCAACATCAAATGTTGGATCTATTTCTCCTAATGATGTTATGGGATTAACAGGTCAAGCAGCCACTGCTTCTGTTGCTGCTTTTGGAACTGCCACAGGTTTTGGAATTCAAGCATATCAAGCTATTGACACAGGTTCAAATACATCGTATACAGACGTAGCAGCATAAGTTTAGGAGAAAAATTATGGCATCAACATTTTCACCTTTAGGGGTAGAACTTCAAGCAACCGGGGAAAATGCCGGTACATGGGGGACAAAAACTAATACTAATTTAGAATTAGTTGAGCAAATTACTGGTGGTTTTACTACACAAGCAGTATCAGATTCAGGTGATACAACTCTTTCAGTATCAGATGGAGCAACAGGTGCAACCCTTGCACACAGAATTATAGAGTTTACGGGGACAATATCAGCATCAAGAAATGTCACTATACCTCTTGATGTTCAACAAGCATACATTTTAAAAAATTCAACAAGTGGATCACAAAACGTAGTATTTAAATATGTTTCAGGGTCAGGGGACAGTGTAACTCTTGCTCCTGGTGCAGTAAAATTAGTTTATGCTACAGCTAATGATGGAACAAATCCAGATATAGATGATTGTGGATTTATAACTGCTTCATCTACTGACACTTTAACAAACAAAACTTTAACAGCTCCCAAGATTGCAGACGCAGGTTTTATTGCGGACGCAAATGGAAACGAGCAGATTATATTTCAAACGACATCTTCAGCAGTAAATGAATTAGAAGTAACTAACGCTGCAACAGGTAATCCACCAATCATAGGTGCGAGTGGAGAAACAAATGTTGATGTTCATATAAAACCAAAAGGTTCTGGAGAAACTAGAATTGGAACAGGAGCTGCTGCAGCAACTTTAACAACAAGTGGTGCACACGATCTTGTTTTAGATACAAACTCAGGAACAGACTCTGGTTCGATTACTATTACAGACGCTGCTAATGGAAACATAGCTTTAACTCCAAATGGAACTGGAGAGGTGGTTGTAGGATCTGGAAGTGGAAATGCAACTGTAACTTCAAGTGGAGCACATGATTTAATTTTAGATACAAACGCAGGGACAAACTCTGGAACAATTACAATAACAGACGGAGCTAATGGAGATATAACTATAGCTCCTAACGGAACCGGTGTTGCTAAAGCTGTAGACGGTGGAGACAACACAGCTGCGATTAAGATTGCAGGTAAGGAAACTATTTGGGTTCCAGCGGTTGCTATGTACCCTAACTCTACAAATGGTTGTGCGGATATAGAACAAGTTGAGTTAGCAAATGGTCCTGAAATTAAAACTTTAGATTTTGACAAAGATTCAGATGAGTTTGCACAGTTTGCTGTAGCATTTCCTAAATCATGGAATGAAGGCACAATTACTTTTCAAGCTTACTTTACAGCAGACTCAACAAACACAGGAACTGTGTCTTGGGCATTAAGTGGTGTCGCTATCGCAGATAATGACAGTGTTAATACTGCATTTGGAACTGCGGTTGCACCAACAGCAAAAGCCCATAGTGGAACAGCGAACGATTTAGATGTCACAGCAGAGAGTGGTGCAGTGACTATTGCAGGTTCACCTAGCACAGATGAACAGGTATTTTTTCAAATAGCAAGAGACGTGTCAGAAGATAGTTTAACAGCTGATGCAAAACTATTGGGTATCAAATTATTCTTTACTACTGACGCTGCTAACGACGCATAATAGGAGTAGAATATGAAAAGAATAGACCCTAAACTTACAGCCAGTAAGAGCACAAGAACTATTAAAAATAGAAAAGGTAAAAGTTTTGGATATCAAATTTTAGGATTTGGATCTGGAGGAGCTTTAGGACCTTTAGTAATTGATTATCTCGTTGTTGGTGGTGGCGGAGGCGGAGCCTCTGGAAACCCAGGCCAAGGTGGCGGGGGCGGAGGCGGAGGCTTTCGTCAATTTTCAAGCACAGAAGTTGAAAGAGGATCTTCAGGATCTGTCACTGTAGGTGGCGGTGGAGGTGGAGGAAACTCTAATGGTTCTAAAGGTGGGGATAGTAGTATAGTAATTGGAGGAACAACTTTTACATCAACTGGCGGTGGCCAAGGTGGAGGTTTTTCTGGTAGATCTGGAGGAGCTGGAGGATCTGGCGGAGGCGGAGGCCAAGGTGGTGGATCTGGGGGATCTGGTAACCAAGGAGGTTTCTCTCCATCCGAAGGAAATAACGGAGGTTCAGGTCCAAGTGAGGCTGCCGGAGGCGGCGGTGGAGCAAACGAATCAGGTTCAAATAGTAGTGGTCAAAATGGTGGACCAGGTGGTGATGGTACTGCTTGGGTAGATGGAACAACATACGCTGGAGGCGGAGGTGGATCAACTCGTTCTGGTGGTAATACACGTGCGCAAGGTGGAAGTGGCGGCGGAGGTAATGGACAATTTCAAAATAGTGGAATGCAAAATGGTACTGACGGTCTCGGCGGAGGCGGCGGAGGATCTGGTGAAGGCGGAGGAAGTGGCCGAGCTGGAGGTGATGGAGTAGTAATAGTTCGTTATGCAGGTGGAACACAAGCAACAGGAGGAACCATAACAAGTTCAGGTGGTTTTACGTTTCATACGTTTACATCAGGAGGGACGTTCGCGGTAAATTAATATGGCTAGATATTGGGCAAAAGTAGAAGGTGGAAGAGTGACAAACGTTATAGTGGCGGAACAAGATTTTATAGATTCTTATCCGACATTTGGAGGATCATTTGTTGAAACTTTTAAAGATGGAAGTCAAAGAAAAAATTACGCTGGTATAGGTATGGACTATGATCCTGTAAGAGATGCTTTTATCCCACCTAAAGATTATCCAAGTTGGATATTGAATGAAGATACTTGTCAGTGGGAAGCACCAACACCAATGCCAAATGATGGAAAATTATATACATGGAGCGAAGATAATCAAACCTGGGAGGAGTGGCAAGGTTAAAACAATATAAGAAAGATATATGAATTTGAGGGAATTATTTCCAACAGTGATTGGTTTTGAGGAAAACAAAAATCACCATAAAGAAAAACATTTAATTAAACATTGTAAAAAAATTAAATCAAATATCGGAATGGGTGGTTTAAATTGGTCAAGTGGTGTTTATAATACATCAGGGACTTATCCTATCCATATGGATAAAGAGTTTGATAACTTACATTCTTGGATTTTTGCTGAAGTTTATAATTATATGACAGCTATTGGTTTTACAAATTGTAATATTTCAGTATCATCTAGTTGGTTTAATTTTTATAATCAACATGATTATCAAGAAATGCATAATCATTTACCTGATCATGATGATATATCAGCAGTTTATTTTTTAAAAAGTCCTAAAGGTTCTGGAAATTTAGTTTTTAATAGTCATGAGCCAGTAGGTAAAAATATTTTTAATCAAGATAACCCTTACACTTGGAAGACTTTTGAAGTCCCTCCAAAAGAAGGTTTACTTGTGATATTTAAATCTAATATGTTTCACCAAGTAAAACAAAACAAATCTAAAGATACTAGAATATCTTTTGCATATAATTTTAAAATAAAAGAAAACAGATGAGTATCTTTTTTGAAAAAGACACAGTGCCTTTTTATGTAAACGTTGATAAACTTTTTACAGAAAATGAATGTGATGAAATTGTAAATATGTGTATGAAAGAAAAACTTCAAAACGGTCTTGTAAAAGAATTAGAAACAGTAAAATCTTATAGAGATAGTAAAGTAAAATGGATATCTTACAATACAGAGACCACAGGTTGGATTTTTAATAGATTAAGTAAATGTATTCTAGATGTAAATAATAAATGGTTTAAGTTTGATATATCTGGATTTAGTGACAACTTGCAATTTACACATTATAAAGCACCACAAGGTAAATACAAAAAGCATGTTGATAAAAGATATAATAAAGTAATTAGAAAGTTATCTTTTAGTGTGCAACTGTCTGATTCTAAAGACTACAAAGGAGGAAACCTGGTTTTGTTTGATGGCTCAAAAGGCACTGTATTGAGTAAAACCAAAGGGAGTTTGTTTTGTTTCCCTAGTTATACTTTACACGAGGTGACAAAAGTCTCAAGAGGGGAGAGAAACTCTCTTGTTGGCTGGATCACAGGCAAAAATTTTAGGTAGTAAAACAACAAAAATCCTATATAATTATTAAGCTATGCTTCAAAAAATTGGATTTCAACCTGGTATAAATAAACAAATATCTGAAACTACAGCCGAAAGTCAATGGATTGACTGCGATAATGTCAGATTTCGTTATGGTATTCCTGAAAAAATAGGAGGTTGGAATCAACTAGGACAATTAAATTCAAACGAATTAACTGGTGCGGGAAGAGGTTTACACCACTTTGTGAATAGTGCGGGTAGAAGATATGCTATAGTTGGCACAAACAGAATATTGTATGCGTTTTCAGGTAACGTATTTTATGATATACACCCTATTAAAACAACAACGACGCTTACAAGTGCATTTACCACGACCAACGGATCACCAACAGTTACAATAACTTTTTCAACAGCTCACAATATAAGTCCTCAAGACATAATATTATTAGATAATTTTTCTACTATCACAGGATCTAATTTTGCAGCGTCTGATTTTGACGATAAAAAATTTATGGTAACTTCTGTGCCTACAAGCACAACACTAACTATCACTATGCCATCAAATGAATCAGGTTCTGGCGCAACGACATCTGGAGGTATTAGAGTTCAACATTATTTTCCAGTTGGATCTGCTGTGCAAGAAAAAGGTTTTGGTTGGGGATTAGGTACATATGGTGGTAAGGATACTGGAGCTGTAACAACTACTTTAAATGGTGCAATAGACGCTTCAACAACGACCATAGTATTAGCAGATGCATCACAATTTCCATCTACAGGAACTAATTTTGTTTTAATCGGAACAGAAATGATACAGTACACCGGTATTAGCACTAACACGTTAACAGGTGTAACTAGAGGCGCTCGAGGAACCACTGCCGCATCTCACAGTGATGGTGTTACTATCACTAACGCTACAGATTATGCAGCATGGAATGAACAAACGGCTGAAGGTCTTGCACTTGATCCAGGTATGTGGTCTATCGATAACTTTGGAGATAAAGCGATTTGTTTAATTCACGATAGTTCATGTTTTCAATGGGACTCTAGTTTAGGAAATGCAACAGAAACAAGGGCTACAGTTATAAGTGGTGCGCCAACTGCATCAAGACACATGGTCGTATCAACACCTGATCGTCACTTAGTATTTTTTGGAACAGAAACAACGATTGGAGATGCGTCCACACAGGATGATATGTTTATTAGATTCTCTGATCAAGAAGATATTAATACTTACACACCAACAGCAACCAATACAGCTGGTACACAAAGACTAGCCGACGGATCACAAATCAGAGGAGCAATCAGAGGTAGAGATTCTATTCTTGTCTGGACTGATACAGCTTTATTCACTATGCGTTTTGTTGGTCAACCATTTACGTTTGCGTTTGCACAGGTTGGAACACACTGTGGACTTGTTGGACAAAATGCTTGTGTTGAAGTTGACGGTGCTGCGTATTGGATGTCAGAGAATGGTTTTTTTAAATATGCTGGTAAACTAGAGTCACTAGCATGTTTGGTAGAAGATCATGTTTACGACGATATAAATTTAGCATCTGGTAATCAGATGGTATCGGCAGGGTTAAATAATTTATTTGGTGAGGTAATATGGTTTTATCCATCATCAACATCAAACGTTATTGATAAACAAGTGACCTATAATTATTTTGATTCGTCACCGCAGAGACCAGTGTGGACAGTTGGTAGTTTATCAAGAACAATGTGGAGAGACTCTGCTGTATTTGGTAAACCACATGCAACAGAATATAGTGCAGACAATGATTCATCGTTTGATGTTATAGGTAATACGGAAGGTAGAACTGCATACTATGAACACGAAACAGGGACAGACCAAAATAAAAACGGAACCATTACTGCAATTACATCTAACATATCATCTGGAGATTATGACATTACAGCACAAAGAACCTCACAAGGACAACAGACTGGTATTGCAACATTTAGAGGAGATGGTGAGTTTATAATGAAAATAAGAAGATTCATACCTGATTTCATATCACAAACAGGGACAACTAGAATTACATTACAATTAAAGAATTATCCTAACAGTACACAATCTGGCTCGCCTCTTGGACCATTTGATATTACTTCATCAACAACTAAAGTGGATACAAGAGCTAGAGCTAGGGCTATCTCAATAAAAATAGAAAACACAGGGGCTAGTCAGAGTTGGAAATTAGGAACTTTTAGATTAGATACACAACCAGATGGTAGACGATAATGGCAAAGATAGTACAAGTATTAACAAGACCAAGTGAACAGTATGATCTGCCAACAGCAGAGGCACAGGTTAGAGATCTCGATGCGATCGTAGAAAAATTAAATACAACGTTTCAACAGGAATTAAAAGACGAGGTAGAAGCACAAAACTTCTTTTTACAATAATGGCTAATAGTTTTATAAATAAAAAAGTAGATTTAACTACAACAGATCTAACTACATTATATACAGTCCCTAATTTTAAAACAGCTGTTGTTAGATCATTGTTGGTATCCGAGGATGCTGGATCAGGATCCACTATAACCATAACATTGGTAAATTCTAGTGGTGATATATTTAATCTATTTAAAGACAAAGCTATATCATCTAAAGCAACAACAGAACTTTTAACCCAACCTCTTGTAATGGAGGAGAGTGAGATATTGAAAGTACAGGCCGCTGACGCGAATGAGCTGCACGTCATAGCCTCGATATTAGAAATACAGCCAAGAGAGGTAACAACATAATGGAAATAATAAAACCAACAAAAGTAGAAACAACGTACAGACACAAAGAAACAGGAGAACTTTTTAAGGAAAGAAAAGACTGGGAATCAAAAGGTTATAGACAGGAGGACATGGCTCAAGATGTAAAAGTCACTATGCCTAGCCTTGATTTATTAAGTAAAACAAAATAGAATAGAACGATGGCCATAACTAGAACTCAAATCGCAAAACAATTATTAGCACAAGGTGGACGTATTGGGTTTCAAGGCGGTGGTGCAGATTCAGGTGCAGGTGCTACTGGAATGGGATCTGGATCTTCAGGTTTTGGCGCAGGTGGAAATGGTGCTGTCGATACAGGTGATTTTGGTTCTCAAGCAATGAACGAGGCTGCAACTGTTGCAGCAGAGCAAGCTTTAGGATCTGGTAGAGATGATATTTCACAAGCGCTTAATGAAGCTGAAAGAATACGTAATAGAAGATTTGCTGTTGAAAGACCTACACTTGGAATGACATTAGCAGATTTAGCGAGAGGTTCACTCGCTGGCAGAGCATTAACAGGTCTTCAAGGTTTAATAGATAGATCAAGATTAAAAAGAAGTGCTAGATTTCCTGGAGAGGATGAGATGGCTAAAGATAGAATAGCTGAATTTATAGATCAACAGAGAGATGAGTCAGATGGTTCACAGATAGTTTTACCAATAATCCCGAAACAAGAACCAATTATAACAGAAGATGAAGAAGAGGATCCAAAAGGGTTAGAAGGTTTAAGATTAGCATTCAG